GTGCCGAACTACTGCTATGACAGATACGGCAAAGGCGTGACGATCGTCTATCACAAGGACTCTGGGCAGTGGACATTTTACAAGTCAACAAGATCGACATCCTGCATCGATACCATCCCGGCGCTGAACAAGGCGATCCGCTGGATGGAGATCGACAGGGATAAAGCATGGAGGGGAATATGATTCTTGCAACGATATCGATAATCTATATCTGCATCGTCCTGATCTACGTTCTGAAGAAGCTCAATGACATTGAGTGCAGCAACGAAGGATGGATCGCGGATGAGACTCCGCTCTTCGGATGGTGGGTGCTGGCCATCTACCAGCAGAACGGTGTGACCCTGGTGGGGGCAGGGTACACATACGACTTTGACATGAACAAGTTCGAGGCCAAGTGGAAGATCTCTGGAGCTACAGTTGATGGCGCTAACGTCATCTGCTGGAAGCGGTTACCGGAGACAGCAGAGAAGCTGTTGCCGGATCCGGAGATCCCACTCCGGCAGCCGAAGCTGGAAGGAGACCGGAATGGACAAGACCAAGCTTGACTTCGATGAGGAGTACACTCCGAAGCCTTACCAGCCGCGCTGTTATTTGTGCCTCTGCCGACTCCAGCGAGGGTTCTTCAAGAAGCTTAACTGTTATGTCTATGTTTGCCCGGTGTGCCAGAAGATCCGGCTGATCGAGAAGGCAGACTGGCAGATCGTCAAGTATGATCCGGACAGAATGGGGTGATGCCGATGACCAGGGAACAGGCGGATGCCGCACGGGTGCTTCACAAGATGTGGAGCATTAACGCAGAGATCGACGGAATCTATTCCGAGATCGAACGCTATCGGGAGATCGCCAGCAAGGCCACCTCCAGTTTTAATGCAACGAACGGATCCGGTACGGCAACCAGGTCGAAAGTTGAGAGCGCGGTCTGCCGGATCGTTGACCTGGAAGCAAAAGCTGACGGCCGGATCAGCGAGCTCATCGATCTGCGTGACCGGATCCAGGATGCCATTGACCAGCTGCCAGATCAAGAGGCAACTATGCTTCGACTACGCTTCCTGGCACATCCGCACAAAGAATGGCAAGACATTGCGGCATCGATGGATATGTCTATGCGATCCAGCTATTACAAATATCTTTCTGCCCTGGAGCATTTCTCGGAAGTTTTTTTCAAAAAGTTTTGAGTTTTGCACCAATTGCAGTTGGAGGAGTGGTAAACTGATATCGTCGAAAAGTGGTTAGTGAGACGGGGCCACATCGATGCGAGAAGTAACGGATTTTCTCATTCTGTTTATTCCTCCTTCCTAACTGTGAGGGGCATAGCATTTGACAGCTGCTGTGCTCCTCTCTTTATTTCAGAAAAACAATGGGGAGGGTCTCGCTTTTAATTCGAGTGGTACCGAAGCGAGTGCGAGACTCGGGACCGTACAACATCGGTGAGCGCCGAGGTGGGAGCGGAGCATGGCTGTTAATCCTAGATATCACAACGGGACCCTTAGGCGAAAGAACCGGGCCCGGCTAAAAGCTATGGGATGTGAGTGCGGAATTTGCCACGGGAGGCTAGGTCCGATCCATTACGACGAACCTTCAGACGCGCAGCATCCGCTTTCGTTTGTTGTCGATGAGATTCATCCAATATCGCGCTTCAGGGAGTTTGGCTACTCATCCCGAGAAGAGGCGGCTAATGACTGGGGAAACCTCCAGGCGGCCCACTACATATGTAATGCAGTAAAAAGCAATAAAACAAGTTTTCAAGTCAGACCTGTAAAACAAAATCTTGACGGAAATTGGTGAACCAGGCGGGGTACGCCCTCGGGCGGCCCAGGCGCCCCCAATCGCTGTCCCAGCGCCGATTTACCCCCAGAGGACCGAGGCTAGGAGTGGGTGGTTATGGAACAAGAACAAGTTGAGAAGCTGGCACTAAAGGAGAAGCGGAAGCTTACCGGGCTTCTAAAGAAGGCCGGAGCGGATCCTCAGCGTGTGAAGGCGTTGGAGCCGGTGGCCGATAACGTCGCCTGGATGAGAGTGAAGCTTGACGAAGCCAGACTGGCCGCAATGGATGAACCGCTGACTGTCGAATATGACAATGGCGGAGGCCAGCAGGGTATCCGGGAGAACCCACTGTTCAGAAGCTATGAGTCTCTCTTTAAGTCGTACATGCTTGGCATGGCCAAGATCCTGGAGACGCTTCCGGTCGAAGCGGTGAAGGCAGTTGAAATAAAGGAAGCTGAGCCACAGACGGTGCTCGATATCGTCAGGGCCAGGCACAGGCAGGGAGCATGATCGGATCTCAGGAGCCTCGCCTCCGGATCGAGCCGAAGCGAACGAACAGCGATGGTCATGATGCGGCAGTGCTCATGGCTGAGTACGGCTATAAGCTCGACAGTTGGCAGCAGATCGTCTTGAACTGCTGGCTCGGCGTAGATGAATCAGAACGTTACAACGTTACGAGCGCCGGACTGTCGGTTCCACGCCAGAACGGAAAGAACGTCTGCATCGAGGCCAGGGAATTTTTCGGTCTGGTCATCAACGGCGAAAAGATGCTGCATACCGCACACCAGGTGCGGACCAGCAAGAAGGCGTTCCGACGGTTGGCTGCCATGTTCACTGATAAGCGTCATCCGGAAATCACTGACATGGTGAAGCAGATCCGGTACACGAACGGTGAGGAATGCATTGAGCTGGTCAACGGTGGATCTATTGAGTTCAGCGCCAGATCCAGACAGGCTGCCCGTGGCTTCGATGGAATCTCATTGGTCATTTACGATGAGGCTCAGGAACTGACGGATGATCAGGTTGAGGCTATCATGGCTACTCTTTCAGCTTCGGCAACCGGCACCAGACAGATCATTTACACTGGAACGCCACCATATCCAGGCTGTCCTGGCGAAGTGTTCCGGAGACGCAGAACGAATTGCATCGAGGATCCGGGGGAGCATGACTCATGGCATGAGTGGAGTGTGGACGGAGATGGCATTGACAAGATCAATACTGAGGACCGGACACTGTGGTATTTGACGAACCCGGCTCTGGGATTAAGACTTTCAGAAGACTTCACTGCTGAAGAGCAACGGACGATGTCGAAGGATGGGTTTGCCAGGGAGCGGCTCGGATGGTGGATGCCGATTATCGAGCATCAGCTTGAGACGGCGATCAATCCGGAACAGTGGAACGCTTGTAAGTCGAGCGAGCTGAAGCCTGAAGGTAAGACTGCATATGGGATCAAGTTCAAGTCGGACGGATCTGAGGTCTGCCTCTGCGGAGCTGTCTGCCCGGCGAAAGGTAAGGCGCGGATCACGATGATTGAGCGGCGCCCAACCGGAATGGGAATCCGCTGGCTGGCAGACTGGCTGAATGAGAGATACAAGATTGCCAGCTGTGTGGTGATCGATGGTCGGAATGGCGTTGACATTCTGGTTGACCGGATTTCTGAAGTTTGGAAAGCAAAAGGGTCGGTGATCCGGCCGAATGCGAAAGAAATGGTTGCATCCGTCAGCTTGCTAAATGAAGAGCTGAGCGAGCAGACGGTTACATGGTTCGAGAAACAGGACGCGCTGCGTGACAGCGCACTGACATCGATTAAGAGGCCGATTGGCGGAGGCTGGGGATTCGGAGGCGAAGACTCGGCACCAATCGAAGCTGCTGCCCTCGCACTCTGGGGCGCACGGAACAGTAAGCGAGATCCAAGTAAGAAGATGAGGATTGGTTAAGATGATTATAACTTTGAACTTTGGCCGGGTTAGAGATCTGCCGCCCAGAGAAGCAGACACTCTGCAAGAGCTTTGCGAGGTCTTCGGTTACCACCAGGCGAAGAACGACATGAAGGCTCGATATTACGAGGGAAACATTCCACTTCGGGAAGTCAACCTCGGTATCGCGCTTCCGAATGGCATCGCCGGGCTTGAGATCGGATGCGAGTGGGGTGCGAAGACGGTCGACGTCCTGGCATCGCGATCTATGTTTGACGGATTTGTTGGTGTTACCGGCAATGACGTCGAAGCTATGCAGGACATCATGAACCGAAACCGGCTCAAGACTGAGTATGCGAAGGCATGCCGCGACGAGTTGAAGTTTGGATGCACGTTTGCAACCGTGACGATGGGCCCGGATGATCATCCACAGATCCGGTTCCACTCTCCGCAGACGGCATCCGCTGTCTGGGATGGAGTTGCCGGCCGGATCCGTGCCGGAATGTGCATCATCGATTCGGTTGTTGATGAGTCGGATCACACCTGGCGCCCATCGTTGGTACATCTCCATACTCCGGAAGCGATCTGGGTGTTGACCAGGATTGGTGAAGAGTGGTTTGCGGAAGAGCATCCGCATCAGATGGGCAGACCGCTTATGGAGCCGCTTGTCTGGAACGCGACCACCCGGAAGCCGTTCGGGCGGTCAAGAATCAAGAACTCGGTTCGCCGGCTGATCCAGGGATACGTCCGGACCGTGGCCAATGCGACTATCGGGCTTGAGTTTTCGACCACTCCGCAGAAGTATCTGCTGGGCATCACCGATGAGCAGTACGATGCGGTCATTAATAACAAATTCAAGCAGTATGTTGGATCCATTATTGCCGCAACTCCGAATCCGGAGACCGGAAGCAATCCGACGTTTGGCCAGCTCTCTCAGGGAAGCATTGAGCCTCACGTTCAGATGCTGCGCGTTCTGGCAACACAGTTCGCCGCAGCTACTGGTCTGACCGTAACCGACACAGGAGTGGTAAATGATGCGAATCCGACATCCTCTGACGCGATCCTCGCGCAGTCTCAGACACTTGTGGCCCTCGCCGAGGAGCTCAATACCGGCAATGCGGATGCGCTGAATGTGATTGCCAGGATGGCCAGAGCGGTCGAGCTTGATGTGTCGCTGGACGATCTTCCGCAGGAAGAAGCGGACATCATTGCCAGGTTCAAGAATCCGGCAATGCCGTCGATTGCCATGACTGCGGATGCGGCGATCAAGATCGCATCTGTCCGGCCGGCGTTCGCGCAGACTGATGTTTACCTGGAGATGATCGGATTTAACCAGGCTGACATCCGTCGGATCAAGGGCCAGGAAGTAAGAGCCAGAGGCCTGGCTTTGGTAGAGGAGCTTGATGCCCAGTGAAAATGAGCGCATCCGTCTGGATGAAGTACATTAACAGGCTCCAGAAGATGAACAATACTGCCGCTAACGAGATGCGTGAATGGTTGAATGTTCACGGATTTGATGACGCTCAGGCGGTTGTCGATCAGGCATATGCGCTGTCAACGAAATACGGAGAGGGAGCAGCTGCACTCGCTTGCGAGATGTGCGATGAGATGGCTGAGTACCAGGGCGTGACGATTCAGCCGGCGGAGCCAGCTGACACGAAGCCTTATGAGTATGTCAAGGCTGCTGTTGAGGACAAAATTGAAACCGGCCAGCAAGAGAAGATACCTGACACAGTTGGCGAGATCGTGAAGCGTACCGGCGCCGAGACAACGATCAAAAACGCGAAGCGCGACGGTGCCTACTTTGCCTGGGTGCCTCATGGCGATACCTGTGCGTTCTGCATCATGCTTGCGTCGAATGGTTGGCAGCGAGCATCAAAGAAGACCGCTGCTGGAGATCACGTCACTCACATCCATGCTCATTGTGATTGCGAGTTTGCAATCTCGTATAATGGTGAAGGCAGCATCGAGGGGTACGATCCGGACAAGTACCGGGACATGTATTACGAGCAGGAAGGTTCGTGGCGTGATCGCGTGAACGGCATCCGGCGAGACATCTATCAGGAAAATAAGGATAAGATAAATGCACAGAAGCGTGTTGCCTATGCGCGTACGAAAGACGATCGGCAAGGGTTTCAACTCGCCGCCGGTGTTGATGGAAACATTGCTGGTACTGGCACAATAGTAGAATATAAAGATGAGTCACTTTCGGATTTACGACAGAAAGATCGGGAATGGGCACGAGAAGAGGATGCGGTATCGGTTAACCCCGGTAATAGAAAACCACTTAGCAGAAAATTAAATTGCTCAAAATGTGCTCCAGCATATGAACTTAGACGTAGGGGACTAGATGTAATTGCGTTGCCTAGTGCTTTGGATGAAGAAGGAAATGTTATTTATGATGATTCAATGACAAACTCAACAAAGCTGTTCGAAGGTTTTCAGTACGTGACGGCTGGAAGCTTTGACGGGAAAAGGTTTATAGAGCTGAGATTGTTAGAAAGTGGGTATGGGGCTCGAATGCAAATTCAGGTGTCATGGAAGGATGAAACAAGAAAAATCAATTATGGCGGTGAGATTTTATCAAAAGATGCATCACACACTTTTATCGCAGAAAACATAGATGGGGAAATTAAGTTTATCGATCCACAAGTAGGGCTGATGGACTGCAGTTCGTACTTCACAAAAGTAAAAAATGGATGTACAATGTATTGCAGGATAGACGACAAAAAAATAAACGAAGAATATTTAAAATATTTTGTAATTAATAGAGGGGGAGAATAAAGTTGGCTTTACTGAATGAAGAAACTGCTAGGCAGAAGGCCCAGAAGATGATTGACGAAGCCGGTATAGATGGCATAGTTTATGCAACTTCTTGGATTCTTCAACATGAAAATGTAGAATCTCCTGATGATATTTACCTATTCCATGTAAGAACTGAAAGATGTACATATATGCCTGGTGATAAGGTTCCGCTTTTTACCCGGGATGGGTCTCCATCCGACTATGTTGCGCCAGTAGTGGCATGATAATGGCTATATTAACTTAATACGAGCATCGACAACTGTCGGTGCTTTTTTGATGGAGCAAAACACATGATGATACTTGGTACTGCATTCGTCGTACTGAAACTATGCGGTGTGATAACGTGGAGCTGGTGGTTGGTGCTATTGCCATTCACTATCCCAGTTGTGATCGTTGTAACAACAATCATAATCGCAGCGATCCAGGATGAAGTGCTATATGGGGACCTGAGACGAATAATGCGAGAAGAATCAAGAAAGGCAAAGGAGTGACGTGATATGTATTTACCTGATGTGAGAAACAGATACGAAGAACCTCTGTATAAAGGCACCAAGGGTGCGAAAGAGCAGGGAGAAGGGCCCAGAGAGAATCCGTATTGGGAAGGCAATTTGAAGCCAGAAGACAAAGAGACTGTTTGGGGATACGACTGGTGCGTTGAAGCCGCCGAAACAGCATTTTCGAATCTTGATGGATATGCTCTTGAATGTGAAGCGGATGTTCGTCCGTCAGATGTCCGGAAAGTTCTCGAAGACTTTCGAGGCTGGCTGTTGGACTGGCTCGAAGCTCATCGGAACGAGCTGGTCGTATCCATCCTGGATAACTACGAGGATGAAGAAGATTGATGATAACAGCACCTTCACGGGTGCTTTTTTCATGCCAACGTGAGGCTATCACGGAATTACTCTTAGGAGGTTCATAAGATGCCCGAAGTAGAAGAGAAGACTGCTGGAACGCAGGAGACCACGGCTCAGCCGGAAAAGACGTTTACACAGACAGAGCTGGATGCGATCATCGGTGACCGCTTGAAGCGTGAGCGCGAAAAGTATGCCGATTATGAACAGCTCAAAGAAAAGGCAGGACGATATGATGCCGCCGAAGAGGCATCCAAGTCGGAGCTCCAGAAGGCAACCGAGAAGGCGGAATCGCTCCAGAAGCAGCTAGATGCGCTTGTGGCTGAGAACACTCGCCGCAGCGTCCGCGAGAAGATTGCTACCGAAAAGGGAGTGCCGGCGAATCTGCTCTCCGGTGACACTGAAGAGGACTGCCGCAAACAGGCAGATGCGATCCTCGAGTTTGCAAAGCCTGCCGGATATCCAAAAGTAAAAGATGGCGGAGAAGCATTGCCGCCGACAAACGCGAAATCAGGATCTACCAATCAGCAGTTTGCTGACTGGTTCAACCAGAACTTAACAAAGAATTGAAAGGATTGTGATCTTAATGAGCATTCTTAGAACGAACATCTCTCTCCCGGCCGAGGTTAGTGCCGAGATCCTTCAGAAGACGCAGGAACAGTCTGCTGTCATGCAGCTAGCCCGTCAGGTTGCCCTTCCCGGCCGTGGACTGTCTGTGCCGGTTATCCTTGGCGATCCGGAAGCTGCTTGGGTGGCTGAGTCTGGCACCAAGCCGGTGTCCGATCCGGAAGTCTCCACCAAGCTGCTCATGCCCTACAAGCTGGCTGTCATCGAAGTGTTCTCTCAGGAGTTCACCCGTGACGCCTCTGCTCTGTATGAGGCTCTGAAGGCCCGTCTGCCGCTGGCTCTGGCCGCAAAGTTTGATAACACCGTCTTCGGTGGCACCGATGCCCCTGGCGAGAACTTTGACACTCTGGCCAATGTGACCACCCAGACGCTGAACTACGCCGGCCTGGTTGCCGCTGACACCGATATTGCCACCAATGGTGGTATCGTGAACGGCTACGTTATCAGCCCGGTCGGCAAGGGCGCTCTGCTGTCCGAAGTCGATGGCAACGGCCGTCCGCTGTTCATCAACTCCGTGGCCGAAGGCGCGATCCCGATGATCCTCGGCACCCGTGTTCTTCAGAGCAAGGCTGCTTACATTAGCGGTGATACTGCCACTGTCGGCTTTGTTGGTGACTGGACTCAGGCCATTTACGGCACCGTCGAGGGTGTGCAGATCGCAATCAGCGACCAGGCTTCCGTCGTGAGCGGCGAAAAGACTATCAACCTCTGGCAGGACAACATGGTTGCTGTCCGTGCCGAAATCGAACTCGGTTTCCGCGCCGATACGACTGTCTTCAATAAGTTCACCAAGGCCTAATTGGCGTGGTAAAGCTTATCAATAAGTTTACCGGCTCTCCGATGTGGGTCGCGGAAAGCCGCCTCGAGGAGTACCTTGCGGTAGGGCACCAAAAGCCCTCCGCCAAGGCGGCTCCGAAGGCGGAAAAGCCCATTGAAGCCGAACCGGTAAAAGCTGAAGCCGAGCCGGCAAAACCGGCAGTGAAGAAGACGGCAAAGAAGACCACGAAAGCGAAGAGGTGATGCTGAATGGCGGCTTATGCCACTGTTGACCAGGTTGAGGCCGGGTACCGGGCGCTGACTGACGCAGAAAGAACGCAGTGCGAGGCTCTGCTGAATGAAGCCGGTGTCATAATCGATGCCTACAACTCTGAAGCATCAGATGAAATCAAAGAGGTCGTGTCGTGCCGAATGGTCCGCCGAGCAATCGGAACTGGTTTTGACGGCATCCCGATTGGTGCCACCCAGGGCTCGATGTCGGCTCTCGGCTACTCGCAGAGCTGGCAAGCTTCGAGTGGTACGACTGGCG